CGCCCCTTCGACCCCCTCCTCAGCTCGTGCTGGTGCCCCCTCTGTGGGTCCTTCTTCTTGTAATATAAATAAGGGGTCTAATTCTTCAGCAACAGTGTTTTCAAAAGTTGGTGGCTCAATCGGTGGACGACGGTCACACGCAGCTGCAATATATGGTCGTTCTCTTTCCTCAGGTGGTTCCCAATCATCTGTAATAATTCCGGTTGAATAAAAATTAGTATACATTTCATTATCCAAAAATGTTCCATTCAAATTAATTCCAGCTAAATCGCACCGAGTAAAAGATGTTCGGAGTAAACTGGCATTTATTACTCGGGTTTCATTTAAATTACAACCAATAAATTGAACATCACAACATTTTGCCCTAGTTAATGAGGCTTGTTTTAAATTACAGTTGATTAAAATAGAACCCACCAAGTTTACCCCGCTTAAGTTAGAAACAGGTGAGTCTTCTGTAAAAAATACAGTATCCCTGATAATACATTCACGCATAATCGTTTCCGTTAAAATAACACCAGTAGCATCACAATTTTGTATAATGGCTTTATCTAAACGACTATAATCAAATACTGTTCTTAACAAGGTGCTACGCCGAAAATCACCATGCCGGAAATCCGTTTCACGACAGTTTGCATAGTTTAAAGTTGCATTATTGAAACAAATTTGTTTAGCTTTAGCACCAGTAAATACCGTAAATAAGCATTTGGCATCTGTAAAATTCGCTTCATGTAAGGTTGCATATTCAAAAGACGCATTCTTACAAGACGTCGATAATAAGGTGGCATACTGCATTTTCGCATCCATAAATGACACATTATCGAGAACTGCATTATTGAAACTTGCTCTTACTAATCTAGCACGGTTCAGCTGAACAACTTTTTCATCTCTATCCTCTATTTCTGGTAGTTGACCAGGCGTCCCTTGACGATTAATGACAACTTCTTGGAGAAAAGGACGTTCATCAAACCAGTCAGGGTCTTCTTCAAAATCGTCAACGTCGGGATATTTACAATAAATATTTGAAAAATTACCATTACTGCATATCGCATCACTCATATTACAATTGTAAATGAAGGAACCAGACAAATTTATATCTGTCATATCAGCCCGAGTTAAATTACAATTATATAAGACACATTTTCGCATACTAGTTTTCGTGATATTCGCACCAGCAAAAATACAACTGATGAATACCTTATTATCTAAATTTAGATTTGTTAAATCCTCTTCAAATAGATTTAAACCGACATATATTGTGTCTTTGTTGGCTAATATTAATTCTGACGATTTATCACGCTGAACAGCATTGTCTTGCGAACCATAATTTGTCCTTGCATATGTTTCTTCTTCTACTTCTATACCAACTGGTAATTTATAGGTGGCATAATTAAAATCATCTGGTAAATCATATTCATAAGCAAGGGGCTGTGCCTCAGGGGGATTATCCCCCTCAACCCCCTCTTCAGAAGGGGCTTCTACAACAGGGGGCTCAACAACTTCTTCTGCAAGGGGTTCAACAACCTCTTCAGCAGGGGGCTCTTCTTCTATATTTTCAAATTGAATTGGTGATGGTGCTTCTCCTTCTTCTTCCGGTCTTACTGCATTTTGTCGTACAAAGCCTCGGTCAGGAGGTGGCGGTTGCTCTGCAGGCGGTGCTGGGGGCGGTGTAACAGGGGGAGAAACCCCCTCTTCTGGTACATTCTCTTCCGGAGCCACTTCCTCTGATTCACCTGTGTCTGGTTCGTCTGTATCTTCGTCTGTATCTTCGTCTGTATCTTCTTCTTCTTCGTCTGTATCTTCATCATTATCTTCCTCTTCCTCTTCAGTATCTTCCTCTTCTTCTGCATCGTCTTCTTCTTCACCTTCATCTGTATCTTCTTCTACAGGCTCTTGTGCTTCATCATCGGGTTCTGCACTATAATCTAGATCAACATCTCTCTCCTCATCTTCTTGATCAGCCATGTATATATATTAAATATAAAATTAAACCAGTTTATTCTGTAAAGAATGCCATAATGACTTACTTAATGCTAATATTTTACTATAAAGCATCGTATTTTGAATACTTTCTGGTATATGTTTTTTGATAAGGATAGTCCATTCTATCAAGGAGAGAATGAAAAAAACGAATTGTTTTCTTGTATACATTTCTATAAAGGTTAAATAACTTCTATCATTAACATAACTACATAATTCGGATTTTCCATTAACAAAAAAATCATTGACACCTACAATACCACGTAATAATCGTGAATATATATTTTGCTCCATTTTGACATTCAAGCAGTTAAATGGATCTGTAAAATTTATTAATTTGATAAATAAATTGGTACCTTCCTCGCCTGTAAAAAAATGCGGAACAATTCCGTCCACATATCGCCCTTGATATTTATGGTCCTTAGTGGTCAAAAAAGGTACATGTGATGATCTTAAAATACACTTGATTAAATGATTTCTATTTTTAAAATGAGAAATAACTCGGTTCTTGTATTTCTTTGTATCGTAATAATTAATATAAAGACGACCATTAATTTTACTCATATCATCACCATGTGGAAATAATTGATAAACGACTTCTCTCAGGATCGATTCATACATGTAGAAATTCTTATTTTTTTTGTAATAGTTAAACAATGTATCAGAAAAATTATACATTTCTTCAGGACAATCACATATATACCATAAAGCAATGAGAGAACCAATACTACATCCTGATACTTTTTTAACCTTGAAGTAACCAAGTTGTTCTAAATTATGTATATAGAGTGCGGCACCTGTACCCAATACACCGTTGACAGCCCCGCTATCAAAAATTAAATTAATACTGGTTTGAATATTATCCGGTTTTATATTGACAATTAAGGCACGAATATATTGATTCAATAGTTGTACATTTGCGGTTGCGCTGGCGTCGGCCATTTTATTAGCTGCGCCGGCGCCGGCCATTTCATTAGCTGCGCCGACTGTTTTATTTTGAGAAATATCACTCTCCATAGTTTCGTCTCTTATAATTAATTTGAATGAATTACGCTTTAATTATAAAAAAATTGAAATCATTAAATATTATGTTTAAGTATGTATTAAACAAGTATAAAGAATGTCGCAGATACAAGCCCAATCCGTTAGAGCCACCATGTATAAATACCTCATGGATCAAAACAATGAGGAAATGGATCAAGTTATGCAAATTGAATTTCCATTAGTTCAATCGAATGTTACATATTCAGGCAATTCACTCATAGAGTTGTTCAAATGTCCTGCCAAAAAAGAATTCTATATTGAGTTAGGATGGGACGATAAATTATATATACTGCCATTGGACAAAACTCTTACGTTTCAGTATGTTATCGATTATATTATCGGCTGTATACCTGAAATGGCCTCTTTCACAAAACAAGGTTATAAATTTGAATTTGAATTAGAGAATTTATGCAATTCGGAAATTTATACTTCTACCGAAACAATCTTACGAGCGCCAATGACGCAAATACCGCTTTCACACGCCATATTGCATTACATCATACCGAGTATCAGAACACTGGACAATCACCGCTGGTTTGTTAGCAGGTTTGCAGAGCAGACTGAGCAGGTGCAAGAGCAAGACGTAAAAAAAAAGCATGTATATAAAACAATACCTATACACCAAATCATGTTGATTGCCTTTGGATTTATAGTTCTTTCGAATATAGATGAAAATAAACATGCCTTATTCACGCTATTTCTCTTTATAATTATTCTCTTCACAATGGCGATTTCTCCGCATGAATGGTTAGAGCCTGAGACAGAAGAGGCAGAGGAAAGGGGACCGGAAAAGAAAGTCTACATGTGTTTTACCCGACCGGAAGTATTAAATAAAAACACTCATTATATCTTCTCGGGTACTAAATCACAACTCCGGAGCGCCCTTGAAAAAATAGAAAGAGATAATAGTACAGATTTCATTGACACTTATCAAGACGATCTATTAGATACACCTCTCGATACATTATGTGATGATCTATGTCATTGCGAAAGTGAATTAGATAAAACGAGTAATTATGATTGCTCTCAATGGAAATTGATGTCTTTCGACACGCAAAATGAATTAGATGATTATGATAAAGCCATTGCGATGCAAGGGTATTGCAATGGCTTTCGAAATGAAATTATTTATATCTAATTATGCAAAATACGATTCTTTGCCGTAATATTTGACAATAAAGAAAAATAATGCGCTACTAATTATCCAAAATAAAGAAGCTTTAATGATCGGCGATGTTATTCCTTCTTTAGTATTTTTTATATAAAAACTCAATAAATAGCAACATATTACAGTTAGTGATGATACAACCGTAATACCTAACATAAATTTCGACATGTGGGAATTATTTACTCCGTTTTGTTTCATAAAATAAAGAACAGGAATAATAGAAACAGGATAAGACCACCATATTGAAGCAATCATTGGGTTTAAAAAAGTAGCCATATAACTTACCGACGCAATTGTCAAACCGCCTAATATAAAATTTTTAAACAGCTCAGTTTTAATATTTGTCGGTGATGTCGAATACATTATACATTATAATAATAAATTTGTTTTATTTCTCTAAAAATCGCATACTCTTGGTTAATAAAAAATAAACACTTGCAAAAGCCATACTGGTAAAAATATAGCCAGAGAGATTTGGATTACCGGCTTTATTAAAAAGAGCCGGTATTATTCTACATAATTGTTTTTGCACGACAGGTAATTGAAACATAAAATATAAGACCGCAATTAAGAGCGGGCCCTGTAATTCATCATACAGAGCATCCACTGAATTTTTCTTTTCCTGTTTTTGGGCTTGGGCTCGAATAATTTCGTCGTTTGTTTGCTGTTCACGAATATAGTCGCCTTGCAGTTGTCCGTCTTGTTGCTGAGGCTGGGGTATATAATTCGGTTGGACATAGGCATCTTGAGCAATATGTGCTTGGTTTTGCGGTATATCTCTCGAAGGTAAATTCGTTAAACCGGCGGCACTGGCTTGTTGAATACCGGTAACAAATTGGTTCAAATTCTTTTGCATGGCCATCGGATCACTGTCACGCTCTTGTTGCAGGGCTTGTGAAGGATTACCCATTTGCACATTTTTTTCATAAGTATCTAATCGAATATTTTCGCCACTTTGCGGAGAAAGCGGTAAAGAATCAATACTGGTTGTGCCAATATTCATTTAATATATTAAAGTCACTAATATATTAAATTATAGACGCATTATTTCATATACGCATTATTTCATAGACGCATTATTTCATATACGCATTATTCTATATAAAAAATATTATTCCTTATATATGAGCATACCTTCTTATAAAGAATTAAAACCAGAAGCTAAAGATATAGATTCTATCAATGAACTTAAAGAAAAAGCACAATTAGCGGCATATAATTTATTAGTTTCTATGAATAAAATAAATGGAAATTTACAGGTAGCAACATCAGAAAGTCTTACTGCGGGTTTAATTATGTCAACATTAGTAGATATTCCGTGGGAAGGACGTTTAAAATATGGTTGTTTTGGTGTTTATGATACCGATGCAAAAAGAGTATTTAATGGAGTAAAAGTAGAGGATGTTTATACACACACCTGTGCCGCTGAAATGTCAATTGGTGTTTTAAATAATTCTAATGCGACAATTGCCATTTCGGTCACCGGAAATGCGATGCCATACAATGACCATGCAGATATGTTAGGTGAAGTTTTTATAGGTATTGCTGGATATGATAATAATGATAATATTTTTTATACAACAGAATCGATTAATTCATGCATTGAAAATAATAATAGTGAGTTCAAGAATCTTTGTAAGACTTGGTATGATACCGCTTCTAATGGTGCATATAATAGAAGAAGTGATACCGCAGCAGTGAGTCAAGAAATCAGATATTATACTGCCTATAAAGCGTTAGAATTATGTGAAAAGTTTATAAGAAAATATAAACCCAGTGCGCCTTTATTTATCATAGAGAGAAAGAAAAATATTATGTCAAATATACCGCTTGATAAATATCCTAATAATAATTTTCCTATATGTAAAAATAAAGATAACAAAACAGCAAGTTGTAATGATGATTTCTTATTTAATAGTGGGAAAAAACGATATAATATAATACAAAGAGCTAGCCGAATTAACCGCACTGGCACTAAAAGTACAGGCACTAAAAGCATCGGTAATAAAAAAACGATGGGCTCAAAAAAAACACAAAGCAGATTGACTAGAAAAAATAATTCGAAAAACTTGGAAAATGAAACCTATCGATATGGATCAATTGGTGGAGTAAATATTAAAAAAGGCCGTCGTACTAATATTTACAAAAAATAGATTATTCAAAAGTAATCTTCTCTTTATTCTCCGGATTGCATTTGGTCAACGTTTCTTTAAACGTATAACACTTGTCCCCATAAGCATACGTATTCTTGGTGACTTCATCTAAGGGCGGCGCTTTAAATACTAAACAGTTGCGATCTTTACATATTTTTCTAAATAAACTCGCTAGACCCATACCGAGTATAAATGAAATAGCATATCTCCCATTATCAGTGTGTAGCATTCTCATTACTCCCATTTTTTTTTTAACCATTATCTATATATAATCATCTTTATTTTTTATTATAATTATTTTTGTATTGGAATACTTTTAATAGAACCTATATCTGAAGGACATTTGACTTCAGTCGATTTGAATTTGAAACAATTGTTCGCCTTGTCTACATATTCCAATTGATCTACATTATCGGGTGTAGGATAGACATGGATAATGGTTGGTTCGGGTGTGGATAAATAAGCAAATAATAAACCAATACATAAACTAGCTATAAATACTTTGATGGAAATATACTTCAAAAACATATACATATAACGCATATAATTTTATAATCGTAATTTTTATTTTCTTTCCTGTTCTATTTGTTCAAATCGAAAGGGATTCGCTACTAAAGTATATATATCATCTGCGTCGCGCTCGACTTCATAATAGCCATATTTTAATTTACGAATATTTTCGGTTAAGGGTAAAATTTTCGTGATATACTTTTCAATCATATCTGTGAGATAGGTTGGCAAATGATCCGCCGAATATTCTGCGTACAATTTCTTCAATTCATCGATTTCAATTGCTAAATCCGCATTTGCGTCATTTAACAAAGGGTCCCGGTTAATGCCGCTTATGATATCTCCGTAGTTTTTGTTGATTACTAATTGTTTTTCCGTTACGGCTGACAGTTTTTCTTTCAATTCATTAAATTTTTCTATAATATCCTCTTTATTGTTATTAATGCCGAATAAGTAATCTAATTTTGTCATAATAATGCGCATCTTCAAGTTTTCACTGACTTTATCATTTTCAATCTCTAAATTCCGCATATTGTCATAATGTACACGTTTTATATTAATGTTTAAATTACAAGGGGTTTTACTTGCACAGACTGCTTTTAACATGTCATTCTTCTCTTCAAACAGCGTGCCACCTGGTTTGTCACAGTTAACACATTTGGGTACGATTTTTTTATACAAGGCTCGTTTTTCTTTTATAGTCAAGTCGTTATCCTTTCTGATTTTCCTCTTTTTATTATCTATTCTCTCCTGATATTTTTGCTTAAGTTCATAATAGTGTGTTGTATCCATACTTATTCTATAAATATATTATTAAAATAAATATAAAAAATATATATTGATACGTATATATAGGAAACATGTTCTCAATGTATTATGATGAAATCAAAAAGCGGCAAGTTATTAAAAAGACCGAAGAGTATCAGGTAGAAAAAATTAATGAATTTATATGGTCATTACCTGCGTTGGTAAATTATGCCGGTGACAATTCTAAACAATATACGGTCATAAATGATAATATCACACCTATTACTTTTACGATTAATACGTTCAATTACATAAAACTTGGCTTGAAGAGCGAATATAAAGACTTTTTCGAATTAACTATGCAAGGACAAGTAGAACTGGGAGAAGAGAAAGGAACCATGTTTATTATCTCTCCCAATGAAGAGAAGTTACGAGGATTCTGCGGTTGGATTAATCGCTTGACTACATAGAAAAATAATGTATTTTTTTTACACAATATAAAAATAATATACCTAACTATTATAAAATGAAACTTGTTATGCTATTGATAAGTTTCATCGGCGGAGCATTGGCTCAATATGGTCCGCCGCCAACGCCTCCACCGCCACCTTGTAATACCCCACAATGTTCAAGCGGTTCGTTTTGTTTTTCTGGCTCCAATCAATGTACTAATTGTCCGCCAGGTTATAGATATAATAGTAATCCAAATGTCGGCGTTTCCAGTACCAGTTTATGGGGTTGCACCATCTGTCCTAGCGGCTCTTTCTCCACTTCGTCCGGTTCTGCCAGCTGCTCCGCTTGTTCCATTGGTACCTTTTCAGCTAGCGCTGGCTCGACATCGTGTGCGGCTTGCTCCGGAGGCACTTTTGCGACGAACAGTGGTCAAAGTAGTTGCTCAGGCTGTTCTTCTTGCTCCTCTGGTAAGTTTGTTGCTAGTGCCTGCACACCAAATGCGGATATTGTTTGCACCAGTTGCACACCTATTACAAATTGTCTTACAGTACCGACCTGTTCATCGGCCAGCAATAGTCAATGTCTTACTTGTAATAGCGGCTATTATTTGGCCTCGCCGAGTAGTTGCACCGCTTGCTTAGTCTGTTCGAGCGGTTCTGCGTATGAAACAGGCCCTTGTACATCTTCATCCAATAGACAATGTACTACCTGTACGAATACGTGTCCGGTTGGTCAAATGTTAGCCGGTAATTGTCTAGGGACAGCCAATAAATTTTGTATCACTTGTCCGTTGGGTTTCTATAAATCGCTCAGTGATGGCTCCCCTTGCTTAAGCTGTATTACGAGTTGTGTCGCCGGTTATCAGATAAATAATATATGTAGTTCTTCCAGTAATTCAGTTTGTCTCCCTTGCGCTGCCGGTTCCTATAAATCGCTGAACGATGGGTCCGCTTGCTTACCCTGTTTAAGCAATTGTCCGGCCGGATTTCAACTCAATCAAGCTTGTATGGCTGCCGTAAATCCGATCTGCATTACTTGCCCTTCGGGTTCCTATAAATCACTGAGCGACGGTTCACCTTGCTTACCTTGTTTAGCCAATTGTCAAGCCGGATTTCAACTCAACCAAGCTTGCACACCCGCTGTAAATCCTATCTGTATTCCTTGCCCTTCGGGTTCCTATAAATCGCTTAGCGACGGTTCCTTGTGCCTACCCTGTTTAGCTAGTTGTGCACCAGGCTTTGAATTTGATCTACCTTGTAGTAGTATTCGCACACCTATTTGTACTGCTTGTCTAAGCGGCTTTTATAAATCACTTGGCGATGATTCGTCTTGTCAACCTTGTTTGAACGATTGTGGTCCCGGTGCTTATTTAACTTCAAACTGTAGTGCAACTATCAATCCATCGTGTCTTTTGTGCCCACCAAATACGGCTAATCCAAATCATTTTTCAGTCTTTCAAACGCCTTCTTGCGTAACATGTGCGAATGGAGCCATCTCAGCGGCCGGTTCTGCAACTTGTTTACAATGCGCCGTAGGTAAAGCAACTTTTGGCTTGAATAATTGCACCAATTGTCAGACAGGCACCTATGCGGATACACTTGGTTCTATCGCTTGTAAATTATGTCCGGCTGGTACAGCAAATAATCAAATCGGTATGACTGCTGTAAATCATTGTATAACATGTCTGCCGGGTTATTACTCAGATGCTGGTGCGACGGTTTGCACGGCTTGTCCACTCGGCACTTATGATGACGGAAATAATGAATGTATGCCTTGCTTAGACGGCACGTATAATAATTTATTAGCTCAAACTAGCTGTGCTCTTTGTCCGGCCGGAACGGCGAATATGAATATAAATCAAGTCTCCATAAATGCCTGTATTAAATGTTTACCCGGTTCTTTCTCCGCAGCCGGTTCACCGCAATGCACCTTATGTCCAGCCGGCACTTTTACTGCTATTAGTGGCACACCAAATAATTGCACCCTCAATCCACCTGGCAGTTATACGCCTTTACCCGGTTCTATCAATGTAACACAATGTGCGCCCGGTTCTTATAGTGAAAACTCCGGCACCATAAATTGTACTACTTGCAATTCAGGGTTTTATAACAACCAAACCGGTTCTTTCAATAAAAGCGATTGTTTACCTTGTCTGCCTGGCACATACGCCCCTGCCTCCGGCGCTTTTAATTGTATCGTAGCTTTCGTCGGGTTTTATCAAGATACACTCGGTCAATCGACCTCTATTGCTTGTCCAGCGGGAACCGCAAATAATCTGCTTGGCTCCGCTAATTATAATGCTTGTATTGCCTGTGTACCGGGAAAATATCAACCGCAAATTGGCTCAAATTTTTGCATGGCATGTCCCAGCGGCTCTTATCAAAATAATGCGAAACAAACCGTATGTATACCCTGTCTAGCGGGCACATATTCATCTCTAGTCGGTGCAAATAATATACAATTATGTCTGCTTTGTCCGGCAGGAACCTATTCTGCTGTGGTCGGAGCGAATACTTCTCTGGTCTGTAACTCTACTCCGCTCGGCACTTATAGTAATATAAATGGTTCGACGAATTATATCATTTGCCCTACTGGCACCTATCAAAATAATAGTAAACAAACGGGTTGTCACTCGTGCCCAGCCGGCACATATAATTCCCTCGTCGGTTCCATAAACAGTTCTTTTTGCCTACAAACTCCACCCGGCTTCTATACACCTTTACCGGGATTTTCTACGAGTCAACCTTGTTTAGCGGGGTCTTGGTTAAATGTTAGTGGAAAAACCATGTGCCAACTTTGTGCACCCGGCATGTTTACAGAAAAGAATGCATCCACCAGCTGTTTACCGTGTCCAAGCGGAACTTTTGCTCTAGGATCAGGATTTGCTCATTGTGAACCAATTGGTTTAACTACAATTGATTTTGTGAATATTTCTGCGCACGAGACAACCGTAGTCATTAAAACCAATTTTCTGGCCTCTTTTCCTTTAGATTATTCATGCTCAAATATTTGCCAAATTTATATCAATGATCAACTGATTATTGCTCATACGGCTGGGATTGCTGATGCAAAACATATTTTGTTACCGCTTATACTCGGACTAGATAAAATTGTCGTTATTTACAATGGACAATTTAACAGTTCTATAACAAAGAGTGCCTTCACCTGTACCTTTCAGAATAACTCTAATTCTTGCTATACAATCCCGATTAATAATGTGATACAGGCAGCAGTTTTAATCACGACCAGAAATGATTTAGTGTCGAATCTTTATGCTGACCCTGCCATAACCTTTTTTTCATCTATCATCACAGTTTCACCTACACAAACTTATACGTTCACTCTTTTGAATTTAGAAGCCGCTGTCACTTATTCCGTACAAGTTATTTTTGAAATTATTGACCAGACCTATATCTTCCAGCCAATTCGCTTAGGCAGCTTCACGACTAATCCTGCAGTACCGACGGGTCCAGTGCAAAATCTAGTAAAGTATTTTATAGGCCTCGATGTCGTGTCACAAGCCAATAATGAACAATCAAAATTACAGGTACACTGGGACCCGCCTGAGATAGTCCAACAACATGGCGAAATTATTGGCTATCAAGTAGATTATCGGCAAGAAGAGCGTTCTTTTATTACTTATGGACCAGAGGTTAATCTTACTCTGGTTCCTTCTAAAGATTTTTCTCTCTTTCATAATGATACGACCATCATTCTTTCACAATTGACTCCGGATACAAATTATAATATTACCATTTATCCCATGACAGCCGCACCAGGTCTAGGTCCGGGCACCAGCATACAGCTAAAAACACGAGTGAGTGCTCCGCTTAATCCTCCCAAGCTCATCCTAATCTCTCAAACAAGGACCAATATAACCGTTAGTTGGACTTCATTAACTAATGAAACGGGTATTATTACCAAAGTTTGGATCGTGGCCGAACCCTATAAAGGCAATCAAACGTCTTCAGTAGTAGTCCATGTACCTGTAAATAATTCTGATTTTCCTGAACTGCCATTTCCCGCACAAGGCATTAGAGGATTCTTTGGAGCATATAATTTCTCCAATCCTTGTCAGGAACATATTATTGGCTATACTTTTCGGAGTATTTTTACCGGTACTGTTTGTGGCGGTATTTGCCCGACACCCTGCGAGCTTGGCACGCCGATGTTTGATCCGACTGTATTTTTACCAACGAATGACCAAAATTTGACGAACAATAATTACATATTAGAATTAAATAATACCGACGGAAATATTAGTCTCGTTTATGTGCCTTATTTAACCATGAAGAAACGGTTTGCGATTAATTCTACACAAGGCGGTTTACTAGGCGGCGGTAAATTCGTTATAGGTGATGGAAAAATAAATCCCAATAGTTTATTGAATAATACTTTCATAGATCCGGCATTATCTTATCGTGTGCGGCTTATTGTTTTTACTAGTGAAACATTATATTCGATTAGTGATCCGCTAGAGATAGGGCCCTTTCAAGAACCCGACGGAGTTAATGCGGCAATGGCAGCTTATATTGGTCTGGGTCTATTTGCTGCTGCTGCAATAGCTGCTTTATCTATTTGTGCTTGTATAAAATGCATATTGAAGAAAGCGGTCATTAACGATGCGAAAAGAGCGATAAAAGATGAAGAGCGATTAATGGCTGCACTATTGGCAAAAAATCGAGAAACGACATCTATCTATTTTGATGTAAAAGCAGAGGAGGATGGACCGCCGCCGTTGTATGCGAAGCTACCGCTTCCACCGCACCTGTATGCAAAGCCTGTGCCATATATGTCTGACCCTTATCGTGTACCAAATCTTTTAACAAAAACAGAACCCGCATATGATTTATATAATAAACCGACTACCGAAGTAAATGCAGAAACAGCATATTTAGATGTTACTAATGACAACTGGTTAAATGAAGAGGTATTTGCGGTTCCTTCACAAGTATTATATACCGAAACGAGTGAAGAACTCTTTGCGGTACCGGCGGAGATTATCACGAAAAAAAATGTAAGTGTAAGTAATCCTAACTATTTTGCTCCTAATAATTAATTTTATCAATAATTTATATATGAATTATAAACATGTAATTATTTTTGTTTTATTATTTATAACAATACAGCATATATTATTACTTTTCGAATGTAATTATTATCTAGATATGGTGTCAGATATTCAAGGTTATAAATTTAATTTTTTTAAAAATGACAAAAATCAATTATCTCTAAAAAATATTCTTATATACACACTTGGTTATATACCTTTCCCAATTTTTCTTTACTATTATATCATTCGTGAACATAAATCAATAAAAGAAGGGTTTTTGTTTACAACTGCTTTAAATGCATTATGGGATTGTGGTTTGTTTAGTTTATTCGATAAAGCGGTCAAGCATGTATCCGCATTATTATATGATACAATTATTGTAGGAGGTGTTGGTATGGTAATAGCTCAATATATATTTTATAATTACTATAACGTAATCAAGAAGCATATACCACTATTGTTCATACTTTATTTAATAACGATGTTAATGTGTGGATACACATGTTATAAATATAACCCTGATTTATCAAATATAAAAGGTGTCGTTTTATTTTGATCTAATAGCTAAATCTTGGCAAGCCTGTTATCATTCCTTCGGGTAAATCTTGATGCTTCTTTAAATAGGCGATTTGATTCAACTTGTTGATAATATATTCATGTTTTTTCCGTTTTTTAAGTTCAATCTCGGCCGGAGTTAATTTACCTCTATACCGAAAAAGTAAAAATCCACCAATAACAACAAACAAAATTCCCGCCATATAAAAGTTAAAAAATATACTTGTATGATTATCTTTAAATTTCCGACATTCTTTAAGCGTTCCACTTAAAAAATATCTTACTCCGGGTTCGATTAATCTAGGTGCCGCAATAATGTTAGATGTAATCATTAATTAATATGCTTATAATTTTTTTACATATTTTTGCACTAAAGTAAAAATATATATATATACATTTATTACTTCAAATAAATTTATTTATAATATCTATACGATGCCTAAAATTTTAAATAATCCGCCAAAAGATCCTGATAACCCTACTCCGGACCCGACAATTGCAATGGTATTTTTCTTTATTGCCACCTCGATTTATTGTGTTATTGGTATTTTTTTAACTGATTCGCATCAAAGATTAATTGCTAAAATATGTTATGCCTTATTTGTGATTGTCGGTGAATATTTTATCAATCTGACATTAAGTCAACAATTATGCGGCGTTAGTCAATGGAGATCAACCATGTTTGTCACGCTTGTGCCATGGCTATTGCTTTTTGGTGTATTGCATTTATTCTTGATGATGTTTCCCGGATGGATGGCACCTTTTGCTAATACCTTCGGTTATTTGGTAGCGAAATTAATGGGCTTGCCTGAATTAATGAAAGCATTATTAGTAGAACAGCCGAAAGATTTAACGACTGAAGCTTCTAAGGCTTTAGAAAGTATCCGTTCTGATAATTCTCTCTTTATTAATGAATTATATGCCGAATCGGGTAAAACGTTTATGCAAAAACTCGATGATAAAGGAGTACCCCAATTTGAAGATGATAAAAAAACTAAACCAATAAAAGCTACTGACGAAGACAAGTACAAAGCGACTTATAAAATAAACGGTAAACCTATTTTTGAAAGACCAGTATTCGATAAAGCTTGGGATAAATTAATGAAAGGAAAAATTATCAAAGACCCGAGTGATGTTAAGCTATTAAAAGAAGGATATGACTTGGAACATTCCCAAAAACATAAAAACGAACTCTATCATTTTGTTAATATGAAATATACAATATCGGAATATGTTTGGAATTTATTGACAGGTTTTCTAGTGACTTCCATTAGTTATAATTACATTATCAATACTGGATGCGCTAGATCGCCGAAAGAAATGAAAGACCGATATGATAAATATGAAGCTGATCAACAGAAAAAGAAGAAGGATAAAGATTCCAAGTCAGCTAATGAGCCGACATATGTTCAAAATGCATAAACGTGTTACCTATAAACAGACGTATAATACATAACACTAAAGTAAGCAATAATTGCTAAAAATATGGATATGAGCCAAATCGGTATAATTGTTTTTTTACGAAACCCGACGCCAAATTCTTTGATTGTTCCATCTGGATTATACATAAAGGCCGGCTTTACTAGATTAATCAGTGCGAATAAAATAATATAGAGAATAATTGCTACAGATACTTTATTATGCCTGACCCAGCGTGGATTCATTATATAATAATATAATTTAAAAATATATTATTATTAATACACATTAAAATATGTCAAATATTGTATTACGAGGTGGATTAATGCTTACAAATAGTAAATTAAAGTTAAATAAGCACGTGGATTTTAAATATACGCCAATTAATATTGCACTTTTAAGGTCGCCTGTTTGGAAATGCGGTATTATAGTTATTGATAATTTACCTTATTTCCGTATATTACCTCATCGCAATAATTATATTGAAATTAAAACAGTGAATGAGAGGAATTTTTTACTGGTTAATGAACGTGATATTTATCGCAGTTATGATATATTTCACTATACGATTAATGTTCGTTTACATGAACATATGAAACATAGATCATATGGGGAATTCTTTAAATATTATTGAAAATAATTATTAGCATATATATATATAATGCTCCCTATGTTTCTCCCATCCGTTCTCATCACTGCAATGTTTTTCTTAAGCAGTTTTGAAAAAATTTATCGCTTTCCTATTTCCACTGCTAAGTTCGCAAAGAAGTTCAAGTTTCCGTTGACTTTAGCTCAATTTATTATTATTGGCGCTATTCTTATAGAATTTTCTGCACCTATGGTGATCATGGCTTATACGTACAGTAATAAAGCATCCTTATATCCTTTATTCAAAATAGCCGTGTGCACTTTGATTTGGTTTACTATTTTGGCTACTGCCTTGTATCATAATCCTTTTAAAGGACGCGAAAGTTATTATACTTTCATGTCAAATATTAGTACCACTGGTGGTTTGTTGGCGCTTTATCGGTTGGCTTAAAATATATAAAATCATAAAATATGCATCATCTGTTTATTTTATTATTAGAAATTCTCATCACCGTCCATACCATAATCTTCTGGTTCGGCATCTTCACCCATATAAGTAATCGTATTATCCTCTCTATCAATCTGATCATCTGATAATTCTGTTGACAACATTTCCAGAGAAAATATATCTCTATTCATATCTGTCACAACACTGCGTTTATTCAGTTGCGCTTCTCTTAAAGCCATTTGTTCCATCTCTCCTCTCTCCTCATCATAAGTATCTTTATCATAAATTCTAATACCTTTTTGATCACCTTTACTCCAGCGGCCTAATTTACTACCTTTGAATAGATTCTCGACTTCACGTTCTTCTACCGTCATGTTTTTCAGATAATCCGTAATCTCATCCTTCTCTTTTTCTTTTGACCGCATAATGAGTTCCATCAAACTCTTATAATTATAATCAATGGCGCTCTTATCTTTACAGATTAAATTTGTAAAACAGACAATAATATTACATATTTTTTCAGCTAATTCTGCTTGATTACCGACAAGAACTTCCATTTCTACGGCTTTGGACATAAACAAATCTTCGTCTTCATCTGTAGAAGAGGACTCTTGTAATTTCAATAAAGGTAAATGTAAAATATCTTTGTCTGCTTGTAAGGCGACTAGATCAGTTAAGATACTGAAGAAGTAAAACTTGAAGAGTGCACTAGTCAAATCCAGGTCAAAGGCTGAATATTTATATGTTATATCCTTTTTTTTGGCTCCTTGTGTTGGTGCTCCCTGTGTGTGTGCTCCCTGTGTGTGTGCTCCTTGCCCGGTTTTTCGCTCTTCTTCCTCTGCCATTGCCATAGCAGGTGTAACTAATTCAATTCCTGAACTTTTCTTTCCGCTGTTTGTTATATGTTTCGTTTTCAATTCGACCGGTGAATAAAACAGTGTATTTTGCGCCAGTTCATTCATATCATCCCCGCTCGTCTTTAATTTCTCCATCATCAGATTAATTTGTGCATCATCGTAAAAACCATTCAAATCTATATAGTGTTTTTTAATAATTTCCTTTACATCAGATTGATGTTTTTGGGATAAAAGCCAATGTTTCGGCACAGTTGTACCATTCTCATAGTTAATCTTATTCAGAATAATATTTGGAAATTCTTTTGTCAAGCACCGCATTGTTTTCTTCATGAAATTAATCATCTTGTACCCAGTCTCTTCTTTCTTCCCCAGAAAGAGATTATCGCCGGTTTCTTTAAACTGCATAATTTTACTCAAACAGTTTCGGAAATTTCTTAAACTTTCGCCCTTGATATTAACACTGTAATTAGCGACAAATTCCATCACTTGTTTTTCCATATCTTCGTTTAATTTCGCCAAGATGTTTTTGAACTTACGCATTTCGGTATTATCTTCCATGAGTGCGTTTATTTCAAAATGGTTTAAAACGTCCGTGAAAGCATCTCGGAAGAGAGATGGACGAGCATTTTCTTCGTCTAATTTTACTAAAATGGTGTTCAATCTCTCTTCATTCGTAATTTTCTTCTCAATAAATGGAATAGGTTGTTTCGTGCTATTGTTAATTACTTCTAATAATTGTTGTAAGGAACTCTCGTTATAATTTCTGGCATTACTCTTCAATTTTCTAATACTTTCCTCCAAAGAATCATTCATATCAAAATCGTCGGGTTTTGTCGGGCAAATCGCTTTTAAATTTTCACTCAATGGGACGAAAGAATTGAATTTACAATAGACGATAAAAGCTTGGTAAATGGTTTCTTCTGAAAAATTAGGATCCACTTCTCTTAAAAGCCGTTTTGTATTACGAGGATCATATAATAAGGCGGCTTTGCTCATCAGCATCGTATCATCAAAAATATCACTTAAGCGTACAACTTTATTATTTAAGATCGCAATTTCCGGCTGTTTCTTGACAAAATACATAATAGTATTATTCTCACCTACTTCGCAGCAAGCGTTTTCTACAAAAGGTTCGCCGCCACTGCTGCGTAAAATTGCTTGTTCGCCTCTTATGGTTTTTTCAATTAGATCGATAATATTGAATGAAAACGCCATCATTTTCGACTGCACTTCCAAGATATAATCTTGCTGGTCACCAGAGCCTTTGCGTAAACTGTCTGACAGACGCGATTTAAAGACATCGCCAACATCTTGTATGCTACCAATTTTCAAAGCCTTGAGCGGCGGTAAAAAATTCTGCCAATTGGTGACATTATGTTCGGCCGGTACGTCCAGATCGGGGTTAGCGGAGAGATAAAGTTTCACTTCCTTGATTCCATTTTGCACGTCTTCTGTAGGTAAAATATATTTCGTAATATTTATTTCTATTTGTTTTGCGATAAACGTCGCATTACGATTAGCGATAGAAGACCAGGGTAGAGCGGCTACATTCTTCATCTTTTGTGCTACGCAGGCCACATAATTTAAACCTTTCATGCTATCGGTTCCGTCGACTGGAAAGCCTATAAAAGCTTTTTTGCAGCCTGGAAAAGTAGTTTTGGTTTTGATTGGTGGAATACTAATTTGAATAGCGATTAAATAGTAGGCAAGTGTCAAATAGAGTAAAGTGGAATTGAAAGCATTTTCGTAGGTATCCATTGTTTTGCCTTTGGCAGCCGACATAGCCAATAATTTATCATAAGCCGCTTTGGAGGGCATCACACTCGTATTACTGATTTGTTTCAAAGTGTTGCGAACAATAAAATCTTTCTGGTCTTCTAGAATAATACCCATATTGGTGCACATCGTATCAATCACATTATAGATTTTAGTAGCATCAGGTGTAGCATATTTACGAGGGGCTCCGGAGCCCGGTGCATTGCCAGGTGCCAGAGCATTAGTGCCTACTACGTTTGTGCCCACCGACATGGCCGCCTGCATTACCAATTCACCTGCATCCATTTCCATCACTGAACGGGTAACAATTTTAAAGCCTTCTTCATTATATTCTTCATCAGCATTCAATTCAATCATTTTAATAGTTTGCCCACTATGTTCATCTACCCATTTATCACCATCATCGCTCAACTTCCCTTGTTCCGAGCAGATTTGATTTAACATATTGAGAAAATCGCCACCATTGACGAATGTATAAGCTAATTTATGAATAAAAGTCGGTAACAGTTTTTGATTGGTTTTAACACAATAGAGCCAATAGGGTGATTCACTATTTTCCACAAGTCCTTCCCGAGTAAATGCTATGACAAATTTCGTAATATCCAAATACCGTTTGCTAACATCGCTTTGACCTATAATATTACTCAACAGACCAGCGTATGGCGATGTTATTACTTCTACTCCGGCTTCTAATGAATTGGCTAAGGCGATCTTCTTCGTCTCGTATTTATAAAGCTGCATGAATTGTAGTTGTTTCAGCATATCCATACGCCCGTCGGCACTCGCAAATTCATCATCGATTCGACTACCAACAATATCTTTATTTACGGTTAAATTATTCTCAAATTCGGCAAGCAGTAGTTTCAAGTTCTGTTTTTTCAGTTCATTCGCACCAGTTGTCTGATCTTGGCAAGTATCTTTCACAGCAATACATTTCTCATTTAAATTACATAACATATTCATATCGTCGGCCAATGTTTCAGGGTCAATTGTATCATCAAGAATCCAAATATCATTATTCCGCACGTAATATTGCAGTGTCGCACTTGTTTCATCGGTCGTTTCTAAAATAGCATATTCACCTTCGGCAACTAGACGTTTGCCTTTAATAATTGCCTCCGCTTCTCGTTTTGCTCTTATTTCATCAATGCCTTTATTCTTGGTTATTCTTGCTATATAATGCTGTATTTGTTCATTTAATGTGAGATTCTTATCGGCTTTAAATTTTTCGCCAATATCATAAGGCGTCGTATCATATTTCTTATCGAAATAAACTTCTACTTTTCCATTATCTTCAGTCAATTCATCGAGTTCAATATAACGCTTCGCAATCACTTTAATTTTATTACAAATTGCTTGATCACCAAAAGCGATAGTTGCATTTGCTTCAGCTGCCTCTGCCGCTTGTGCCGCTATTGATTTTTTCGTTTGTTTCCCTTTGGTTTTTCCTTTAGTCTCAGCTGCTGCGGTGGCTTTCTTTTGTGCAGCTTGATCCGCCGCATTTAAATAACCGTTAATATCGGTTATGTCACGAGAACCGTCAGCCATCATTAGATTTACCGAAATAAGAGCGATCGCATTATTATAAAAAACACCCATATCGACTTCTAGAATATGTTTAATAAAATCCGCATTTGTCATTTGCATAATGGTATCAGTAAATCCATATACATCTAATACCTTTGCCCGTAAATTTGCATTTTCATCGAGTATTTTTATTAACGAAGGCATTGAAACGAGCTGTGTCCCTTTCATATTTCCGTATTCCCGAGCCTTTGTTGCATATCTTTTCCGATACTCTACAATCTTCTCTTGAATATATTCGTGCATTTCTTTGTATTGCATATAAGTCAAATCTGCTTGATAAATCATAAATGGTTCCAAATAAGTTAGAATATCGGTAATTGATAGTTTTCCTACAAGATATGGTTTGATTAAATTAAACAGAAATTTGGTTTTCGGTATAACAGTTTCTAAAAATTTATTATAACTATCATTTGCTTCTGCTGAACTAGCGTCATCGTACAAGAGCTCCGATTCAACCGAAAATTGTTTGACATCTTTCAAGAATCTCTCTGGATCATGATTATAAGGCTTGGTTAAATCAGTTATTGTCGTTTTGGACACATGTGTATTCTCTCGTAACAATTGCCAATAATTCAAAAAATGCATATTCAGATTGGATTTCTCTAATAAATTTGTCGCCATTAAATTCACCCGAGCAAAGCGGACTGTCGGCTCAGGTAATGTCAAGAGAGATGTTACATTCATCGTTTCATTGGGTGTTATATTCTTTCGTTTTATTATAGGATTTTCGCCACGCATTTTCATCATTTCTAGGCCTGTTGCACCCGTAGTAAAAGTTTGCAATGCAAACCGCTTTTGTGCGAGAGGGCGTTTTTTATCTCTCTTACTAGTACTATTTGGATGTGAATAGGTATCGTGTCCATGAACAGAAGAATTAAAATTATCCAAATTATCCACGACGGCTGTAATAGTCGAATTGACTTTACCCTTTACAAGTATTTCATTATGATCGCTTCTTAAAGGGTCTGTAAAAGGCGTTTGAAAAGTATTTAATTCTTTCTGTAGGAACACGTATTTATTACTTTCATTACCAGTATCATTCGTTTCATAACGTTTTTGAATATCGTCCATTTGTTTCATCACTTCATCAAAATCTACTTGTGTATAATCATTTTCATTCAACTCTTCTTGTTCTTTAGTCTCGTATAATTTCTTGCTTTCCTTTACGACAGGTAAAAGCCAATAGAGTTGTTTCTCTAATTTTTCCATCACTTCTACAAGTGGTTTGTAATTTGCGCCTTGTGCTTTCGGCATAAGAGCATAGCCTTTATCATCAAAGATAGAAAAGGTATCTCTCAATTGTTGAAAACGTTGAATCATTTTATGAATATTATTCTTAACTGTGTCGGTTCGCTCAGCGTTTGGCACAGTAGAGAGCATATCATCTAATAAATCGTCCAATTGTTTATCAATATCATACCGTTGTTCGTCTTCAGGTACATCAACAAATTGAGTAATAGCTTCCAAATCTTCATCGCCAAACTTGATTTGATCAGCAGTAAAAATAATTGTTCGGATTTCTTCTTGTACTTTTTTCTGAGCAGTTGCTTCTAATGCTACATCAACCTCTTCTTCTTCCGGTATTTCAATCAATTGTTGCATCAACTCTCTGTGTTTCTTTTCCATTTCTTCTAGGGTCATTTCTTCGCCTTCTCTCTGCTCTGCTTGTCCTTCTAATTGCTGCTCTCCGGCTAGTGCCTGTGCCTGCTCAACATCTACTTCCGGCGCACGTCTTATTTGTATCTTTTCAATTGGTAAATCTTCCGGTAACCCTTTATAAGCAAAATCCAAGAAAATCACTTCTTTTTCTGGAAAAGTCGTTATTTCAATCTTATCTTCATCTAGATTGGTAATCTTTCCAGTAATAGTTAAAGGCAGATCGCCGCCAAAAAATAAGTCAATCCAAACACCAATAATTAAATTATTTTGTCTTGCATAACCTTCTTCCTCTGCTCTACTTTTTATTAAAATACTTTCAATAGATTCATTGTCTAAGCTACCATTGGTCAATGTTAACAAGGTCTCATTACCATCTGCTTCTTCTAAACGTATTTTATCTGCATCAATATACCCTATATAATATGTTTTATTGTTAATATCACTATCGTTTGGGGCAATGATTTCTATAATATCTCCTAATTGTAATTTAACTTTATTAGCCATTACCTTATATTTATATATAGAATTTTTTATATAACAATTTAACATTATATAAAAAAGAGTTATGGTATAATATTGTTTTATTTTAAGCATACTTAAGCGGCTATCTCAAAGGTTTTTCCGATTTTTTCATAGATCCGGACAGCATCTACAGCTGCATTTACAATATAAGTCGAGACCATCACTTTATCCGCCGGATTATTGAACCCTAAGCGAATAATTGATTCGTCAATATGCGGGTGAGGCTTTCGGAAACCACAATAGGTAAGTGATTCACCATAATGTTTGGCATATAAGATAAATTCAATGACTTTACCTAGCGTATAATCTTCGTTTTTCAGGGTTATATCAAAACTATTCGGAATAGTCGTTTCACTTGGCATAATAATGCTCGGATCACCTTGAATTGTCTCCTGTAAGCGCTGTAGTTTCTCAATCATTAGCTTCGCCGCCTTGTCTACAATTTCCATATTTGTATAAGGTCCGACGGTTTCAATCATATAATCAAATGAATCCGGTAGAAAGATGCGTTTGGCGTCCAATAGCAGCCAATCTTTTTCGGCAAAAGCCACTTCTTCCGCATTCAAAGTTTTGGTTAGTTCTACCTTCTTTTCAGCCCAGACTGACTTTATTTTTACATGGTCAAGAGTATTCGCATAAGCGCAGGTAGAAGTCACGCTAAATGAACTATCTTCTTTCGCAGTGCCTAGATCAAATTTACACTTCAAGGCTAAGCGTTCGCCTTCGATATTTTCAGAAACACGTGGTAGTAATCGTGCTAATTCTGGGTAATCGCCGGTTATGGTATTTGCAGGAAATAATTTAGCAGTCAAGTTGATATCCTTTTGACCTGTTTTAATGTCTCGGACTTCAAAATCGGCCGTTGTCACGTATTCAATTGTATTTGATTTGTTCTGTTTATCGACGACCAATATGTAATCGTTTATAGGGAAATCATCTGGCGCATAAATCGGAATACAACTGAGCCGCTGTTTCAGTAATTCATTATTCATCCGGGTAGTATTGACTTCAAATGTCGCTTTATTAGCTTCATGAGGGGTTGTGCGAAATATAACGGCAGGTATTTCTGATGCAATTCGACGTAGGCCATTTGCTATACTGACATTGACACCACTTAAGGTAAATGATAGAATATTATCCTTTTCGGCTATTTTAGCAATGACAGGTTCCATTTTAGTTATAGTATATATTATTCATTTATTATTTAATCATTAAATCAATTTTATCGCAATATAAATTTTTGTGGTTTATTGGCATAAACCGCAAAAATTTACGAACAACAAGATGGATGTAGAAATGTGTATACAATTTATGCCAATAAATCATGCCAGTCGTAAAATTTTATGATTTATGCCAATAAATCATGAAATTTTACATATAATAAGTTTAAATTTTCATCTTTATTATAACAAAATTTATATAATGAGCACAATCTTATATTATAGTACTTATTGCGATAACTGTAATAAATTGCTACAAATTATTTCAACTTCTAATTCGAAAAAAGATATGCACTTTATCAATATTGACAAACGAGTAAAAAAGAATAATGCCACTTATGTTGTTTTAGAGAATGGTCAAGAACTTCTTTTACCGCCGACGGTTAATAAAGTCCCTGCCCTTTTACTTTTAAATAAAGGCCATCATGTACTTTTTGGCAGCGATATCAACAAACATTTAGAAGCAAGTAATATTACTCATACAAATCCGATTGTTAAGCAAAATGGCGAGCCGATGGCTTTCTCATTAAATAACTGTGGATTTGGCGTGGCTTCTGATAATTATAGTTTTTTAGATCAAGACTCGCAATCTCTCTCGGCCAAAGGTGACGGCGGGATGCGACAACAACATCACTACGCTAGTTTAGACTATAATGGTAATATTGATACACCGCCTGACACATATTCACCAGATAAAATAGGTCCTGTCTCTATGGAACAATTACAGCAAAAACGAAACTCGGATATTAAGTAAAATTATAAATAAATTCGTGAACAAATTATTTATGCATATAAATAATTTGTGAATAATAATACATTAAAACAGCTTAAAAATAATATTTAAAATATATAAAATTATGGATAAAAATCAGGTTGTAGAAACCTTTAATAAACATTTCACAGAGTTTTTAGTAGATGTCGAACGTGTTTTTCCCGAGAATAGTGATATCACTTTAGCGAGGAAAACACTTGTAAAATCCAATGTGATTTTACCCAAGCTATTAATTCGGCTATTTAATGAATATTTTGTTATGGTTTATAGTAACGAAATTGATGCAGGTGATTTGGATTTTTTCGTTACGAATGATTACCGAGCAAAACATGGCTGGAAGCCAGATGATGAAGCTTGGGTATTAGACAAAATAGATTGTTTGCGTGAACCTATCAAAACAATGAAGCCGGATGATAAGGCGAAAGTTGTGCAATATATACAGAATCTTAAAAAATTATGCTTGTTGTATGTTAGTTTAAGAAAAGCAAATACAAAAGGTTCGAAGTAAAAAACTAGAGAAATTCTAATAACATATTTTTATTTCCTGGCTAGAAATTCTAATAACATATTTTTATTTCTTGGCTAGAAATTCTAATAACATATTTTTATTTCTTGGCTAGAGAAATAAAAATATATATTGATAAGTTTGATTTAAATATAATTATTTACATCAATTATATAATGGCAGATAAAGGAACTGAACAGAAAATAAAGGTGCAAATTCCTAGTGAATTCAAAAAAATCATGGTTGATATGACCAAAGATATTTTGATTTCCTTTCCTGAACAAGAAGCGAATTTACATAAGGAATTGAAGAATCTAGTATTTGAAACGGACATCGACGGTTTGGATAATTCATTAAAGTATGTATTTGTTCATTGTAAGACCGTTTATCCTGTGCGATTTTTTGACATATTGTATCAAAATAATAGCATTTTTGAAACCGAGAAAGACTTGTATTTTCTACCGGGTGTAAATTTTGTACCATTATGGAAAGAAAATATTAGCGACAAGACTCGTGAAACCATTTGGAAATATTTACAATTAGTGCTTTTTACCATTGTGTCGAGCATCTCCGACGGTAATACTTTTGGTGATACAGCTAAGCTTTTTGAAGCCATTAATGAAGAGGATTTTAAATCCAAATTAGAAGAAACCATTACACAGATGCATACATTATTTGGCGAAAATGCTGAAGGTGCAGATGCAAGCGAAGCGGGTACAGGTACAGATGCAAGTGCAAGCGGAGCAGAACAGCCTGGCGGCGAGAAATCTGGCATAAATTTAGAAGATTTACCCAATCCGAGTGATATTCATGAACATGTTACAAGCATGATGAATGGTAAATTAGGAAAACTGGCCAGAGAGATTGCCG